TCAATGCTTTCAAGGTTGTTTTGCATAATCTAATAATAACAGGGTGCATATAAAGGATTTTTGTGGGTTTGTGCTTAGCCTTTTAATTTTTAACTCTTTTTTAGTTCTGCTTACGTTCTCCGTTTCTCTTTGAGTTTCTCAGTTTTTCAGCACGGCCCCCCGTCTAAAAATAACGCCCCCATGACCAATAGTCTCGGACTACCCCTTTAAACAAATCGAGCCATTTTTTGAACCCCATAATATAGCTATATAAAGATATAAGAAGAGTATCACTATTAACAACAATAATAAGCTCTACTAAGCATTCCTCAATTCCACCCCACAGGGGCCCCAACTGAGAGTGCGTCCATAAGCTTTAAATACTCTAATGTATTAGTAATAGTAGTGAAATAAAATATGTCGAAAAATAACATAAAAGCAAAAGAAGAAGAGCTGTCTGCTGACGGCTTTCACGGTAAGTCATACAAGACCTTCTTAGCAGCCACGGAAACGTGTAGTTGTGAAGAGGTTAAGACTTACGGAATGGTATGTATAACGTGTGATAAACCATACGAAATGAAAACAACGTTTACAATGAACGGTAGTGCAGGTGTTTGGAATGCCAGCAAGTAAGGCTAAGAAGGCTGAGTCGGGCTTAGTGGATGTCCCGAAATGGACCTCGAGCCATATGAGGCTTAGTCCGTCCAAGATAAACACTTATATGAAGTGTCCTCGCGAATTTTATTACAAGTACATTGCTAAGATACCTGAGAAGAAGACTATTCATCTCTTCCGTGGAACTCTGGTACATAAGGTACTTGAGAACTTGTTCAAGCAACAGTTTAAGACCCTACCCCAATGGGAGAAGGGAGAACCTAAAGCGTGGATTCAAGAACAGTTCGAAACAGGTTGGGAAGAGAAGATAGCCAAACACAAGTGGTTATGGGAAGTACACACCAGTGAAGAGATGGACAACATGTACATCGAAACTGAAGCGTTGCTACAGAATTTCGTCGACTCCGTCGATAAGAAATTAACTGAGATGGTGTCGTGGAAGATATACCGTAACAAGCAACAAGCATGGAACGCAGTAGCACCCAAGTATGCTGAGAAGTGGGTTAAGTCCACAGAGTATGCTATAGTAGGAGTTGTTGATGTTGTATGTAATGATTTCGACGGTGGTACTACATTGCTGGACTATAAGACCAGTAAGCGCTACGGAGCATACCTCCCTGAAGAATACTATCGGCAACTAATTATCTATGCCTTTTTATACACATTAGAGATGGGTGAGATGCCTAAATTTGTAGGTGTCAATTATCTACGCTTTGATGATACGTTCTTTGTTAAGGTTAATCAGCAAGTGCTTGATGAGGCTAAGGACTTAATTAAGATGGTACATGACTGTATAAAGGAACGTGAAGAACACGAAGAGCGTTATGAACAGAAGCCACAGAATCTTTGTAAATGGTGTTCGTTTAATAAGCAACACAATGGTGGACCATGTGATGTAGTAATACCTAAGTGGGAACCCAAGTTTAAGAAGCGTAAACCAGAAAATTATTCTGATATACCTTCGTCAACCAAATTGGACTTGGATGTAGAGAGTCAAGCTCAATTTCCTGAGTTCGATTAGGGTAATCTTTATATATGCGTGTTGTGTAATAATTTACATGGCGCGCGACGATTATGGAGCTATTTCTGTAATCTCTGAAGAAGAACGAGAGATACTAGGAATTAAACCTCCCAAAAAACCAGATGAAGACGAAAAGCTTTTCGAGACTATTGGCAAAGCTGCTGATAAGATTGGAGAAACTAAAGTAGGTCGAAAGATAGGTACTATTATAACCATTATAATGCTAGCGCTCCTTAGTGGGGGGGCCAATCTGACTGTCATTGATGAATATTTCAATGGACATGACGATGGGCCACTCGGGGGCTGTCTACAAGTAGACGCCACCAACTATAACCCAGATGCTACCTTTGATGATGGAAGTTGTAACTTTTTAATTATCATATATGGGTGTACTAATTCTCAAGCTGAAAACTATGATGAACAAGCTACACATGACGATGGACGTTGCGTAGTTTTAAACGAAGGTAATGGCAGTACTAATGAAACAGCTGCTATTTATGGTTGTATGGACACAGCAGCTAATAATTATGATGATAAAGCTACTGAAGATGATGGTTCATGTGATTACGAAGATGAGTATGAAGAAGAACACGGGAACCACACATCAGTACATTTTTATCCCGGTTGGTATAACGAAGAGACAGATAATATGTCTGTTTTCTGGGTAGACCCAGATGCTGAAGGTATATCCGTATTGACAGATATAGACACAGATTGTGGAGATTTTAATACATCTATACTACTTTATGTAGACGTATGGTACCTTGTCCCTGAAGATACAGAGGGAGAGCAACAATACGCTTGGAAGGATATAAACATGACCGTAGAAGGTATGGCTTGGGATTGGCATTGGTTAAATTTTACTTTCGAAGAACTTAATAATACAGAAGGTGAATGGGCCATGTGGGTAGCATTACTCGTATGGGACGAAGAATTAGAGGATTATGTATTTCAACAACAGTTTGATATACCAATGATAAGAGTGGAGGCAACAGATGAGTAATCATAAACCAGACGCAGCAAACCCTGATGGGAATTTCGCTAATTTCATGATGATATTAGTAGCAGCACCAGTCGTAATGGCATGGGTAGGACTATCTGTATTCTTAGTTACGATGGCATTTAGACATCCAGAGATAGTAGAAGATATAGAATCTTATAAATCAGTGCTATTAATCATAGGTTCACCTGCATTAGTAATTATATATAAGGTATTAGAATTATGGACTGCTCAACAGAACAGTCAAATAGAACAAACAAGGAAGGGTACATTCCGTAATGGGGATGACCACGGACATGAAGACGAGGCTGAGTTATTAGATAAACTCAAGAATATAAAATGAACGACTTTGAAGTAAAAGATTTGGCAATCCAACTGCATGGACTTCACGAAGTAGTGGAAGCATTACTCAGTAAAGAATGTTGTTGTAATTGCTCAACAGAAGCCGATGACGGCCAAGAGGAATAAACATGGTAAAGGATACAGAATTAAAGGGTGAACACTTTAGTGGTAATAACCCTGATATGAAACTCTACTTTGAGAAACCCACACACGCAGAAATAGACGAGATGGGATATTGTAAACCCATTACATCTTATAAGAATGTCGAGAAACCAGAAGTGGCTGACGAGAAACCAATCTATATGGATGGTAGCGATGTTATGCCCACACCTAATGCTGATTTCGTAGATGACAAAAAGAATTATGCTCCCGGTGGGTTCAGAGATAGAAGTACACAATGAGGTGTAAATATGGCAGAAAACCAAAACAAAAAATACAATATAGATAAAACGCTAACTATGAGAAAGAGTGGTTCAGGAGAGAAAGTCTTCAGTCACGTGGGTGGAAAAACTCACGCTCTCGAAAAGAAAGCTATATCTAAAAAAACTGCACTGAAGCAGATTAGAGATGTGACTGAATCAGAGATAGCTCGTAGAGAGCATCACGGACATCACATAGGAAAAAGACAACAGTCTAAAACAAATTATAGGAATTAATTATGGCAACAGACATATTAGTAAACGATGGCGGTGCACCTGCACGTATGATATCATTCATAACAGGAGAAGCCATCTCAGCAGGAGATGCTTTGAGCATCGACGCAAACGGCAACGCAGTTAAAGCAGACACAGATTTATTTTCTGGTGAATTAATGTATATGGCAGGAGTAGCATTAACTGATGCTGCATCAGGACAGGAATGCAGTATGATTACTGGAAAAGGAATTATATGTAACGTGAACACTGACGGGACCGACGCAGGAAAGGGACTTAAAATCAGTTCTACAGCCGGACAATTGACAGAATCAACTTATGCAGCAGACGCTTTTAGTACAGTTTGTGCTATTGCTTTAGATGATGACGCAATATCTGGAAACTTACACAGAGTTCTAATCATAGGCGGTTAATGGCCGAGAAAAAAACAGCAGCCAAGAAAAAGCAAGCTGCGGCCCGTAAGAAAAAGGGTGGGTCTAACGTAGGAAAGTATAAGAAGGGTATAGCATTTGCTGGACCTTCTGGAGGCGCGCCAGCCGGAAGTTTTCCTATTAATACATTAAAGAGAGCTAAATCAGCTCTTAAGTTAGCACACAACGCTCCGAGGCCTGCTGGCATTCGAGCTGCTGTTTATAGAAAGTATCCTACTTTAAAACCGAAGAAGAGTAAAAATGGTAAGAAAAGTAAGAAAAAATAAGAATGGCGTTCCACGCAAGAAACCCTCTAAACGTAGAGTTAAAAAGGGAGAGAAAGCTTATCGTGGTAAAGACGGTAAACTCAGGAAGAAATGAGTATAACCAAAACAGAAATACTAGAAGAAATTGAAGGAGACATAGATTCATGCGCTATTAAACTTAGCAACCTTATGGATACAGGTAGCATGAGTGACCATACTAATTCTCTTCAAATAGCGTCATTGACTAGTCGAATCAGCCTTTTGAACCTTACTAAAACGTGGGTTGAGGCTAACCTGTAGGTAAGCTTTATATAGTGGGCTTACCTATTTATTTATGGGCAATAACGTTCGTCAGTGTACAAGCTGAGCCCCAACAACTATAGGAGATATAATATGTCAAATAGTACAACAAATGAAACAGCCAATAATACAGAACCAGAAGGTAATGTTACAAAATTATTGGACAGTGTGGAAGAATCAGGACTCTTAGATAGTCTGATGGATGACCCAGTGCTTCTAGCATTAGCTGCTCTGGTATTAGGTCTTGCTGCTTATATAGCATACACCGTACCAGCAGTTAAAGCGTTAGTCTTTAAATACTTAAAGAATAATGAAGCAGAACTGATGGCTCTATTGGATAAGAATCTAACTGTGGCCCAGATGAAAGCATACGAGAAGCTGGATGAAGCAGCTCAGAAGCACGTAAAGGACTCTTTGGTTCGAAATGTATTGCTAACCGCTTGGGATGAGAAAGACGATGAATTAGCCGCCTTGGTTAAATCTAAAGTCAAAGCATCACTTGTCGAAGGCAAAGCACTTTGAACGTAGAGGAATACGAGCAGCGGTTACGTCAGAGAGTCGGAGAAGCAGAATATGAACGTCATAAAGAGCTTGTCCGTCTTCTGGCGCGCAATCTTGCTCTTGAAGACATTCTTTGGGAAGAAGTTCTTGTATCTATTCGGGATATTGACATTAGAACAGAGCTCCTGCGCCAAAGAAATGGAATCGTTAAGGATATACATACGGAATTCAGAGCATTAAATATCCAAGTGCCCACAGTGGCAGAAAAGAACAGCGAAGATTTCGCTTCAATGATGATGGAGTTAGTTGATGACGATAGTGAAGAACGAGTCAAAGACCCTAAAAGCCGCACTGACCGGTAAAGGGGCGTATGATTCAAGACAATTAGAGAATATATTCGATAAGTGTAGACAGGATGAGGGTAAAATGCGTACACTTGTCACAGGGTTTTGTGATTCTTATCTTATGGATAACAAACAAAGACCTCTCCGATTACGTCCACTTCAACTGGATATCATCGTTAAATCTCTAATTCATAGGAAAGATGGAAACCAGCGTAAGCTAGCTATTTTAGCTCCACGTGGTAGTGGAAAGTCATTCGCACTTTCAGTGGCTGTAGTCGTCTATATGTTTTTTAATAGATTCCGAGACCTTATATTTGTATTGGCTCCTTCCGAAGACCAAGCAGCATTAATATTTAACTATGTATATAGACACTTTGCTGATAGTAAGATGTTAGATAGTTTAATAGGGAATTATAGATTCCATAATAAACCCAGCATTACTATGAAGGGAGGAACTGTTATGAGACGCGCACCTTTAGCGCCAAGTAATCAAGGACAAGCTATACGAGGACAACATCCTACATTCTGTATAATTGATGAGTCTCCACTTATTGATGATAAATTATTTATTGATAATGTGGAACCTGCTATTGTTGCTAATCTGGCTCCCTTTATAAATTTAGGAACTCCTAAATCTAAAGAGAATCATATGTGGCGCTATCTATATGATGATGCTTATGCAGATACTTTTAGTAGATTACACTATACATGGCGCGACGCGATAAAGCCCGGGAATGCTTATGAAGCTCCATATAGTGAAAAACAAATGTTAGACAAAATGACAGAGTGGGGGGAAGATTCCATTTATTGGAGAACTGAATATGAATGCGAGTTTGTAGAAAGTGTATCGAATATATTTAACCCTCAAAAAATAAAAGCGTGTTATGATGATTACGACATTACTACTCCCGAAAACTTGGCCTCCTTTGAAAAAGGGGATTTACCTATCACTGTTGGTGTTGACATTGGTAAGTCAATTAATTCTACTGTTATCACTGGTTGGCAACTGGAGCAGGGAGAAGAAGCTAATTTTGCAAGGCTTATTTACATTGAAGAAATTAATCCACGAACAGGTGGCCACGATATTCCATACCAGCGTCAGCGTATCATGGACGTTGCCTATGGGTTGGGTGCTGATAGGGTTATTATCGATGCTACTGGTATTGGCAGTGCTATTGAACAAGATTTACGGGTGGCGTGTATAAATGCTGGTATGCATTTTATACCGTTCGTTTTTACTGGTGGCCCGAAAGGTAGCAAAACTCAAGCCTATCGAGACTATCAATCGTATATTCAGCAAGAAAGAGTAAAGATACCTAATCCTAATAAATTAGATGGAGGAATGGCAGCTAAATTCGTTAATAAATGGATAAGAGAGCATATAGAGTTGCAATACGTTATGGACGCAGCTAACAAGACTGAAAGAATAGCTGCACCAGATGGAAAACATGATGATTACTGTGATAGTAGTATGATAGGACTACATGCTACACTAACAATGCTACCCGCATCTGCTGGTGGAACATTCGGTAGTGCTACAGCATCCCGAAATAAACCATCGGGAAGACACATGTCAAATAGGAGCGGAGCGCCCTTTGCGACCGTTAGAAGACGCCCAATGCGTCTAAATAAACCTAATCTAGGTAATATATAACAAAAGCTTTATATACTATATTGGGGTTAATATTAAATAGCCATGTCGTTGATAGATAATATTAGGCGACGTTTTGCATCCGTAGGAAGCAATCCGCCGTTTAAAAAAGATGACCCACGTAGCTTTGGTGAAGGTGTTATAAAACGCATTAAGTTACAAAAGCAAGGGGGATACCAGATAAAGGATTATGAGTCCCACATAGGTAATAACAGAACATATATGAATGTATATCTTTCTGACCCTATAGTTAGAGGATTGATAGACCTTCCTTGTTTTTACGCCGTCAAAGATAATTTTGATATAGTTACGGAACACGATGATTTAAGGGACGACCTTGAAGAAATGTTTAGAGATATAAATATAGAGCAGACTCTATATGCTTGGGTAAGGAATGCACGTATTTTTGGAACTGGATATATGGAGTGGACGGGGGACAATTTAGTTGTACGCTCTTCACAGAACATGTATGTGCAACGCGACGAACATGGACAAATTATGTATTATTATCAGGACGTTGGCTCTGATAAAGAAAATATTAGATTTGAAGAAGATGAGATAATAGAACTAAAGAATAATGAGTTTGATGATTATGCTTATGGATTAAGCGATATTCATCCCATTCTTTATTTAGTAGATTTAAAAGATTATGCAGAGCGAGATATAGGTGCCGCTCTTAACAAATATGCTACATCGCGCTTTGATATATCTTGTGGTTTACCAGATATGCCTTATGGCCCTGATAAGATTAATGAGATAGTTAGCGCTTTTAATACCTTAGAGCCCGGTGAAGATATTATTCATGGTAACGATATAGTTATCAAAGAATTGCAGGGCACACAAAGAGCATTCGAATATGGCAAATATACGGATGATATATTAGATAAAATCCATATGGCGCTTAAAGTGCCTAAGACAATGTGGACAGACCCAGAAAAGGCCCGACCTATTTTTGAGCCTTATGTTAGATATTTACAAACAATGATTGAAGGAGCTCTTAACTCACAGCTCTTACCACAGTTAGAAAGTGGTGAAGCTAGGTTTAAGTTCAGGCAAATCAATGTAGAAGACGCGTTCACTAAAGCAAAGACGGATATGATTTATCTGTCTGAAGGAGTGTTATCGCCCGGCGAAGTAAGGGAAGAGAGAGGTCTTGACCCTGAGGGGGCAGATGACTTAGTTAGTCAAGTAGAAGAAATAACGACAGAAGGAAAAGCTGAAGTAAAACCTGCTAAGAGTAGCAAGAACGCAAATGTATCTGGTGGAAAGGATACAGATAAAAAGGAAGAAAGTGCGAGAGCACAGAACCGAGGCAATAAGCCGTCCGCAAACGCAACGGGAGATAGAAAATGACATACGAAAAATGTGTAACAACTGTTAGTAAAACGCTACAAAAACGTGGTATTGATAACCACGATAAGAAAGCTCAGAATATGTGTAGTATTTGGGCTGAGGAAAATGGCGTCGAGCGGGAATTTGGAAGAACAACACCCGAAGAACCACTTCGTAGGTCATTTGCATTAACTATAGACGATAGTGCGGATTTTAAACTTACAGAGAGCGATGGGGTATCGACCGTGGAATTCCCCGTAATCGCCATTACGTCCGGCCCTCATGAATATGAGGCAGATGGGCAAACACAAAAAGTTTATATTGAGAGTAGTATGCTGAAGGACAGTCTAGAGAAATTCAGTGAACTACCCATTTATATAGACCATCAAAGAACAGCCGAGGATTTAATCGGCATGGCAACTGAGCCTCAGCTGATTGAGATGGATAACGGAAAGACAGCAGTGAAAATGCTGGCCACCATTCATAATAACAATGGTAGAGGTCAGGAAGCAATGGAGAAAGTGAAGGGCGGGGACATGACACATGTAAGCATCGATTGGTTTTCCAACGATGTTGATGTGATGGGCGACACGTTCGCTACTAACATAAGTCCCACGGAGGTAAGTTTTATCGATAATAAATCGATGGACCCCGTCTGTAAGGAATGTACAATTGATACGGAATGTGAATTGCATGCACCCGACGACCATGACTGCGGTTGTGGTAGCGAACATGGAGCATGTAAATGTGAAGACGGGAAGACAGAGGTAACTATGACAGAAGATAAAAATGTAGAAACTAATGTCAAATCCGATGCAGAGAACATTGTAGAACGCGAGTTCGCATCACTGCGAACAATGCTAGAAGAAGCAGAAACTTCAAAAAAGGAAATCGAAGCTCAGTACAAGGATGCTCTAAAACAATTAGAAGCATTTCAAGTAGCTGATGAAAAGAGGACCCAAGAAGAAGCAGAAGCAAGAAAACTAGCGGCGGTCGATGCAATTATATCCAAGGAGATTTTATTCGGAACAATCGAAGAAACTTCCAAGGATGCTCGAATAACAGAGCTCTCCGCATGGGACGAGATGAAGCTGACTGGATTCAGCGAGGCTTTGGCAGTAATGCCACAACCTCAAGAGATAGAACGCTCGTTCGGTAAAGGAAAAGCACCAGAAGGTGCCCCTATTGCTGAGCAAGAAAGAAAGTTTGCAGTAAAGATGGTAAATGGTAAGATTAGTCTTAACAGAGAACTCTTGAAGGAACTTAAGGAGAACTAAAAATGGCAACAGAAATTTTAGTAAATGATGGTGGAGCACCAAGCAGAATTTTACCATTCACAGCGAATGGTGCAATGAGCGGCGGAGAAGTCGCTGAGTTTGAACTATCTGGGACTGCTGGCGATGTACGTCAAGCAGCCGCAGCATCGGTGACAACTTGTGGTGTACTACTTACGGATGCCGCTGATAATGGTATCGCTAGTGTCATAACAGGACACGGCATACTTCTAAACATCTATGCTACCGGAGCGGTAGCTGTAGGTGATTTAGGCGTTGTTGACGCAGCTGGAGTATTGGATTTTACCGGTACAGCAGCTACAGTCGCAGCAGCAGGCACAGATGTCGCAATTGCTTTAGAGACACAAGCTTCAGGGCTTGGGTTGGTAAAGTGCATGTGGTTAAGGTGATTTAAATGGTTGATGCAACACCCGGAATACTAACAACTCTGAACACAGGCTCCGTCAACGGCGGACTCGGTGAGCGAGTACTTATTGACTACAAAGACGCAATAATGGATTACAAGGTCACAGACCTTGCTGTTATGCAATTCTTTGCAGAACCAATGACTACGGACACAGGGGGTAATATTGATATTACTTTGAACAGACCTAGCATGAAGCTAGAACTAATAGACGAGGGCACGACCCCGCAATACCAACACACGAAACTACGTTCCGAGAGGATAGCAGTTAAGGAGTGGGGTATAGCAGTCGGTGTCACACGCAGAATGATTGAAGATTCAAGGTTCAACGAAGTTGAGATGGCTTTGAATGAGGCTCGCAGAGCAGTCGACCGTCATATGATTGATAACGTAGTTAAAGTCATATTCGGTGGAAATGCAGCGGATACCACATTCGGAACAATCGCAATAGACGAAACAACCGCAGAATCTGCAATTGTCACGTTCGCAAGCAATCCATACTCTGGATTCTACGGAACGGGTATTGTAGCCGCTGATATCGACAGTGGAAGTTCAAGAGTTAACTCTTATGGTAACGAAAGTTCCGCAAGATTAATTTTGAATTCCTATGTACGAGCAGCTGGTGGCACTGCTGGTGACCTAGCTCTTGCAGACGTAACGTCAGGAATTGACAGGGTAGCAACCCGCGGATACACAGCAAGTCACTTGTTTATATCTCCAGCTCACTATAAGTCCTTATTGGACCTTGGTGACTTTGTAACTGCTTTTACAGCAGGACAAGGAGAAGCAGGTGCAGCACAAAATCCAACGACCGCTGCTATGATGCCCGGTTCACCAGTGTCCGACACTGCAAGAACTGGAATCGTAGGAAGCATCTATGGATTAACTGTAGTTGTGAACGCATGGGTTCCATCCACTCGATTCGCAGTATTCGATTTGGGTACTAGACCGATGGTTTACGTCGAAAGAAGACCATTGACTGTTGAAGAGGCAAACCCCGGTTTCGGAATTGTCGGTTCATACATGTCTATGAGATACGGTTTGAAGGTTATACGTCCAGAAGTTGGATGTATTTTCATCAACGGTGCTTCAGGTTAGATAGTTTTTTTAATACTGGTAATTAATTAAACAAGGGCCCGGAGGGAGCCCCAATCTCTCCAATCTTATTAGGATTTTTATATAATGCCCCAACAAACTCGGACGAGGACTTTGTTACAGGATGTGAAAACTTACGGTACAAATAAAC